GCGGGCCTTATTTGTCCTTGTCCGGGGGCGTCATGACCGGGCCCCTGATCCTGTCGGGCTCGCCCACGGACCCCAAGGGCGCGGTGACCAAGGCTTACGCCGACAGCGTCGCGCCCGCCGGCGGGCCGTATTTGAAGCTCTCGGGGGGCGCGTTGACCGGGGCTTTGTCCGTGGCCGGGGCACTGTCTTCCACGGGCGGGGTGACCACCGCCGGGACGGTCCAGGTCAACGCGCCCACGGCGGGGAGCGGGGGCGTTCACTTACAGTCGGCGGACGCGCTGCACCCGGGGATCGTCGGGTTCAACGCTCCCAACGGCGCGCGTGTCGGCTACATCGGTTACGGCGACGGCGTGAACAAACTCATGCTCCAGGCGGAAGCGCCTTACACGGGCTGGCGCGTGGGAGGCACCCTGGACGTGTCCGGGCTGCTCACCGCCTCGAGTAGCCTGAACGTGGCCAACATAGCGACCATCAGCGGGGGCGCGGGGCAGAACTCACTTTTAGGTCTCAACGCCGGGACCAGTCAGGTCAAACTTATCCAGGCCAACACCAACAACGTGCCGCGCTGGCAGGTGCAGGTAAGCGACGGCAACCCGGAAACCGGCGGCAACGTCGGCTCCAACTTCAGCATCCATCGTTTCGATGACGGGGGCGGCTACCTGGGGCAGCCGTTCTCGATCACCCGCGCGAACGGCGACGTGAACGTCGCGCAAAGTCTGGGAGCCGGGGTAAACATCACGGCGGGTAACGCGCTCGCCCTGTCCCGGGGGGCTTATATCCTCCAGACCGTCGACGGGGGATACACCCAGTTCGTCCAGGACGGGGGCGCGTGGCGATGGCAGTACGCCCGCGCCAACGGCACCATGTCCTGGATACGGGGCTCCGACAACGTCGAACTGATGAACATAACCGGGGCGGGCGATCTCAACGTCATCCGCAACGTAAGCGCGGGCGGCACCGTCATAGGAGGGGTGGTCCGGTCCGCGGGCGGGGTCTATGCCGACAACGGCCAGTTCGTCGTCGGCAACAACCCGGCCTATCGTTTCGAGCGCGGCGGCACCGGCAACTGGGCGATCTACGAGGGGGGCACCCCAATCTTCATCGTCGGCCCGGATGGCACGACTTACGTGCGCGGGCAGTTTACCTCGGAAGGGACGGTCCGCGCCCTGCCCGGAGACAACAGCTTCGCGGCCAACACCAACGGCTACTACATCACCCTCTGCGGCGGCTACCAGTTCGAGAGCGGGGCCAACTGGATCGTCAACGGCGGCGGACGGCCCAACACCATCGTGGAGGGTTACTGGACCACCAACCGCGTCTTCGCGGTGGACACCAGCGGCACGATAACCATCAACGGTCAGGCATACAAACCGGGCGGCGGGGCCTGGGGCGACACGTCGGACGCGCGTATCAAGACCGTGCACGGCGACTACACCAAGGGTCTGGCCGAGGCCCTGCGGCTGCGTCCCGTGGTGTATAGTTACAACGGCAACGACAGCTTCTATTTACCCGGCGAAACGACCCACACCGACACCGAGAAGCACTATGTCGGCTTCGTCGCCCAGGAGGTCCAGGGCGTGCTGCCCGCCATGGTGACGGAGCGGGAGGGCTGGATCGAGACCCGGCGGGTCAAGGACCTGCTCATACTGGATACCTCGGCGCTGCCCTGCGTGCTGCTCAACGCGATCAAGGAACTGCACGCCCGCGTCGCCGCCCTCGAAACCAGACACTAAGGAGAAAACCCTTGTTGCAACCTACAGATAAGCTGTCTTTGACGCTCGAGGCGCAGACCTGGAACAACGTGATGGCGGTGCTGGGCAAAGCCGCCGTGCCTTACGAGGTCGTCGCCCCGCTGATCCATGAACTTCAGCGCCAGTGCAACGAACAGGCCCAGGCCGTCGATGGGCCCAGGACAGTCCAGGGCCCGCGTCCGGTCCCGAACCCGGATCAACTCGCGGGATAGATGGACGCCGCGTGGCCACCTGTCGCGCTGGCACTGGCTCCGGTCCTGCTTGGGGCCCTGGTCGCGCTCGCGTGGCGGAACTCCCACACGATCCACGTCCTGGGTATCCGGCTGGACACGGCGGAACGCGACATCGCGCACCTGCGCGGCCTGATCGAACGCCAAATCATGAAGGATAAATAACATGTCTGGGACCGACGAAGACCCGATCATCAACCCGCCATACAAGACCCCGACGGGCTACTCGGACGCCCCGCCGCCCGTGCCCGAGGACCCCAACATGGACCCGCTGGCGGTGGCGTATCTCGACGCGTTCCACGCGCCGCCCGATCCGCGTGACCCGTTGCCGGAAGCCGCCGGGCTCCAGGCCCAGCCGGGGGTCCTGGACGACGCCAGCGGCTATCAGGACGCCTTCGTCAAACCGCCGGACCCGCGCGATCCCACCGAGACCGTGATCCTGCCCGGCGAACTGATCCCGCTGGCCGGTCCCGAGGCCGAGGTCGCCGAGGCCCCGCCGGTCAACCGGGACGTGCCTTACGCCGCCCAGGACGGTGCTTTGCTGACCTGCACCATGGGCAACTGGGACGGTGAGCCCACGGGCTACGCCTACCAGTGGATCAGCGGGGGCCTCGAGGTCGGCACCGACAGCTACATCTACAACCTCGTCGAGGCGGACGTGGGCGGGGCGTTCTCGTGCACGGTCACCGCGACCAACGCGTTCGGCGCGACCGAGGCCCCGGCGTCCAACGAAGTCACCGTGGGGGCGTGGACATGACCCTCGCGGCGGCACCGCACCCCATGTCCGTCTTCAGGTATCTGAAGACGGCGTGGCGGCTTTGGCTCGCGACGGGCAACGCCGCCACCGTCACGGTCAACACGCCCGCCAGTCAGGCGGCGGCGAGCCCGTTGGTCGTGACCGGCATGGTCGTGGCGGACCCCAGCGTGCCGAAACCCATCGAGGTCAAGGTCAACCTCAACAAAGACGCGCTGTTCGTGGCGCAGCAAAGCGGCCTCGTGAACGCGACCACGGGGGCGTGGACCGTTACTTTCCCGGGCGGAACCACGACGGCGACCGCGACCGCGACGGTGACGCCCTACGCGTTCGCCGCCGGGGTTGGCATCGGAGCGGTCACAACCCCCAACTTCACCCTGACATAGGCCCGGCCCATGGCGATGCCCCCCAGCGTTGAGAACAAGAACATGCAGGCTTACGTCCGGGGCCAGATGGCCGGGAAAAAGAAGGCGGCGGCGAAGATCGCCGGGAAACAAGCCGCCGCCGAGGCCGAGGGCCCGGTGCCCGCCGAAGCGCGCCCCGCGCCTCCCATGAGGGCGGCGAAGGCGTGACACCGGACGAGAAACGCTACGAACTGGTCCTGAAGCGTCTGATCGCCGTGATCGACGCCAAGGACAACATGCTGGCGTTTACCCGTCTCATGATGCCCACGCCCGACAACCGGGACGACCCTGACTACTCGCGCTACGACGCCCAGCGTTTCCACAAGGTCATGTGCGCGGGGCTCGAGGAACTCGAGAAGGGCGCGATCAAGCGGCTTATTATTTCGCTTCCGCCACGTCACGGTAAAACTCAGTTGGCGTCGAAGATGTTCCCCGCGTGGTATATGGGCAGACGGCCCTGGGACAGTCTCATCTTCGGCACCTACAACGAAAAGTTCAGCCAGGACGTGGGTCGGGCGGTGCGCGAGATCATGCTGTCCCCGGCCTACGCGCAGGTTTTCCCCGACGCCATCCTCAAGGTGAACAGCGTCGCCTCGGACCGCATGGAAACCGTCCAGGGCGGCATCATGGCCTTCGTGGGCCGGGGCGGCACGACCACCGGGCGCGGCGGTCACTGCCTCATCATCGACGATCCGCTCAAGGACCGGCACGAGGCCGACTCACCCACGATCCGGGACACCCTCTGGACGTGGTTCACCCAGGTCATCGCCTCACGGCTCATGGACGAAAACGGCAGGATCATGCTGATCCAGACGCGCTGGCACCAGGACGATCTGGTGGGCCGTCTGACCGATCCGACGAACACCTATTACGACCAGGACGAGGCCAAGGAGTGGCGCATCATCGACATGCCCGCTTTGGCCGACAGTCAGGACGGCGATGTCATGGGGCGCAAAGAAGGAGAAGCCCTATGGCCTGGGAGGTTCGGACGGGACTTTCTTCTTGGCTTACAACGCAGAGACACCCGTGGGTTCAGCGCTCTCTATCAGGGTCGCCCCAGTCCCGCTGGCGGGGCTTTCTTCAGTTCGCGCTGGCTCAACACCTATCAACCCAAGGAACTCCCTCCAAATCTGCGTGTCTACGCCGCCTCCGATCACGCCGTCGCGCTCAAGCAGACGAGTGACAAGACCTGCCTGATGATGGCGGGCGTCGACGAGGACAGCACGATCTGGATTTTGCCCGATCTGGTCTGGCGGCAGATGTCCGCCGAGCAGGCCGTCGAGGCCATGATCCGCCTCATGCGGGCGCACAAGCCGGTCTTTTGGTGGGCGGAAAAGTCGCACATCTCCAAGGCCATCGGGCCCTTTCTGCGCAAGCGTATGCTGGAGACCAAGACATACTGCTCGATCATCGAGATGCAGCCCGTCGCCGACAAGCAGACCCGCGCCCAGTCGATCCAGGGCCGCATGTCCATGGGCAAGGTGCGCTTCCCGGAGCGGGCCCCGTGGTGGCCCATGGCGCGCGATCAGATGCTGAAGTTCCCCTATGACAGCCACGACGATTTCGTGGACTCGCTGGCTTATATCGGCCTCGGGCTTGCCCTCCAGGTGGGCGCGGGCCCCGTGAGACCCAGTGCCCGGGTCAACGAAGAGGGCACGTTCGGCTGGATGAAGATGGAACGCGAGATGGCCGAGCGGTCGGTGCGCCAGACTTTTGGCGCGGGAGGGTTTTAGGCCATGTCGGGAACTGGTATTCCTCCAGGTGGCGGACCGATGGGTGTTCATCCCATGGGGCCTCCAGCCCCCGGCGGCGGGATGGGAGCACCGTCCGCGCCGCCGGGCGGTGTGCCCATGGGCCCGCCATCGGCCATGGACCCCGCCGCGATGATGGGCCTGCCGCCCACGATGCCGGGTCCCCTGACATACCAGGGTTCGCCCGACATGATGACGCCGCCCATCATGGACGACGGCGGCACGGGCAAACTCATCAACCGCGATCCGCCCGAGCCGGACGAGGGCCGTCGTAAGCTGGTGGAACGCTGGCGGCAGCGCGTGCGCGAGGCCCGCACCCACTGGAAACCCAGCTTCGACCGGATGCGGGCGAACATGAACTTCGTCAACGGCGATCAGTGGGAGACCGAGACCCGCCGCCGCCGCCGGCACCGCCGCAACTCAGCCGACCGGGACGAGCGTTACGTCGCCAACATCGCCCTGAGACATGTCCTTCAACGGACGGCGGAACTCTATCCGAACAACCCCACGGTCAAGGCCAGGATGCGGCCCAAGATACTGGCGAAGACCTGGGACGGCACCGAACAGGCCCTTCAGCAGGCGATGGCGATGTCGCAACAGGCGGTCATGATGGGTATGCCGCCGCCGCCCGAGGCGCAGAGCGTCATGATGGACGCCGCCTCGGTCAAACAATATGACAACCTCATGGAGCGCGTGGGTAAAACCCTTGAACTGTTCTACGACTACAACATCGACGAACAGGTCCACAGCTTCAAATCCATGATGAAGATGACGACCCGGCGGGCCATCGTCACGGCGGTGGGCTACGTGAAGCTGGGGTTCCAGAGAGCGATGAAGATGTCGCCCGCCATCGAGGCGCGGATCGCCGACATGTCCGAGCGGCTGGCCAATATCGAGCGGCTGTCCCAGGACCTCGCGGACGGCGAGATCGAACACGACAGCGCCGACGCCGAGGAACTGAGGCTGGCCATCCAGGCCCTGACCAACGAGCCTAAGCTGATCGTGCGCGAAGGTTTATCCTTCGACTATCCCGACAGCACGGCGATCATCCCGGACAAGAAGTGCCGCACGCTCAAGGGCTTCCTGGGCACCGACTGGGTGGCCCAGGAATACATCCTGACCCCGGATGAAATCCAGGAAGTCTACGGCGTGGACGTGGGCAAGGGCTACGCGTCCTATGACGCCGACGGCAACGTGTCAGCGGAGACCGCGCCGCCCCGGCACTACGAGGCGGGCGGTCGCGAGCCGGATACCAAAACGGGAGACGCCTGCGTCTGGGAGATATACCACCGCAAGGATGGGCTGGTTTACGTGGTCTGCGACGGATACCCCGACTTCCTGCAAGAGCCCGCCGTCCCGGACGTGGAGATCAGTCGTTTCTATCCATGGTTCGCCTTTGTCCTCAACGAAGGATACGATGAGGGTGTCGTGTTTCCGTCGTCGGACATCGACCTGCTGCGGGACATGCAACTGGAACTTAACCGTGCCCGGCAGGGACTTCGCGAACATCGCCGGGCGAACCGGCCCAAGACGGCGGTGGCGGCGGGTGTCCTTGAAGAAGTCGACAAGGACAAACTTAAAACCCACCCGGCCAACGCGATCCTTGAACTGAACGCCCTGGCTCCAGGGCAGAAGATCGAAGACGTGCTTCAGGTCATCAAAAACCCGCCCATAGACCCGGCGCTCTACGACACCGCGCCAGCGTTTGAGGACATGTTGCGGGTGCTGGGCAGCGATCAGGCGGATCAAGGGACAACCTCCGGGGCCACGGCGACCGAGGTCAGCGTGGCTCAGTTCAGCCAGCACACCGACACGTCCAGTGTTACCGACGACATGAACGACATGCTCTCCGACATGGCCCGGGCGGGCGGCGAAATCTTACTTAAAAACGTCTCCCAGCAGGTCGTCCTGGAGGTCGTGGGGCCGGGGGCGATCTGGCCCGAACTGGACCGCGAAACCATCGCCAGGAACGTCTACCTGGAAGTGGACGCCGGGGCCGAGGGCCTGCCCAACAAGCAGCAGGAGGTCCAGAACATGGTCCAGTTGCTGCCCATCTTGCAGCGTATTCCCGGCATCTCCCCCGAGTGGATGGCGCGCGAACTCATCAAACGCATGGGCGACGACCTGGACCTGACCGATGCCTTCGCCGAGGGCGTGCCCAGCATCGAGGCGCTCAACCAACTCATGTCGCAACCGCCGCCCGTTCCCGGGGCACCCCCCGGCGAAGAGGGCGAACCGCCGGACGGCGCGGGCAAAGGGCCCCCACGCCCGGCGGACCCAGCCGAGGACCCGAACGCGCAGAGCGCCCAGGGTCTGACCAACAGCGTCTCGGGCCCCGGGACCGGCGGGGCCATGGGCCCACGGGTGCCGCCCATGCAGGTATTTGGCCGTAACGGCAACCGCCCCGGGACCGGCGGTGCCATGCCCAGGATGCGTCCCGGTGGAGGACTACCCACGCCATGATCGACCTGTTGATCTACTTACTCGTGCTTTGCCTGATCTTCGGGCTTATCTTCTGGGTCATCCGGCAACTCCCGCTTCCCGCGCCGTTCGCGAGCATCGCCATCGCCGTGACCGGCGTGATCTGTATCATCATCCTGTTGTCGATGCTGGTGGGCGGACCGCCCTTCAGACTGGCCCGATAGACCTGGGCGATATGCCCTGGACAAGGGCCCAGGTCCAGGGCCATAACGGGGACGTTTTCAGCCCAGGATACCAACCATAGTGGCCGAGTTCGACTTCGACAGCGGACCCGCGACCCAGGACGCACCCCCGGCGGACCCGTCCCCCGCCACTGAAAACACGCCCTCCCAGACAGACACTTCGCCCTCGTCAGGCACCGACGCGCCAGCGGAACCGTCAACCGCCACCCCACTATCCGAACGCGAGGGCCTGCTTCAGGCGGTCCGCGCGGTGGTCAACATCCAGGAAACGCCCGCCATACCCGACGAGGGACAGGCCGCGACACAGGGACAAGACACGGATACGGCTGGGACCGCCGGGCAAACGCCCGGGCCCACGGAAACGAACACCGAACTGCCCGACCCCACGGAAGCCGATCTCAGGAAACTGAGACCGGAGACCAAGCGACGGTTCGAGCAACTTCTCAGTCAGCGCGACGACGCGCGGCGATCCCTGGAAGCGTTGCGGCCCGATCTCGAGCAGCACGCGCAGCTTCAGGGCTACCTGCGCCAGCACCAGTTGGCCCCCGACGACGTGAACCTGCTTTTGGGCGTGGGCGCGGCGTTACGGCGCGGCGATTATCAGGCGTTCCTCAACGGTGTCATGCCTTATGTGCAGGCCGCCGAAGAAGCCGTGGGACGCCGTTTCTCGCCGGATTTACAGCAACAGGTGGACGACGGGCTGATAACGGAAGAGACGGCGCGTGATCTGACCCAAACGCGGTTCCGGGCGGCGCAGGCCGAGTCGAGGCTGCAAGAGGTTCACACCACGCGCACCCAGGAGGATCAGGGCCGCGCCCTGACCGAGGTCCGCACGGCGGTCGAGAACTGGGAGAACAGTGTTCGTGGACGAGACCCGGACTATGCCCTGAAAGCCGATACGATCCGGCGCGTCTCGCAGGCTTTGCTCCAGGAACGGGGGTCGCCACGCAACCCCCAGGAAGCCCTGGCCCTGGTCAACGACGCGTATATCGAAGCCACGAACACGCTGACGCGGATACGACCCCCGCCGAGGCCGACGCGCATGGCTCCGTCGGGTCTGAACGGCTCATCTCACGGTGCCGCCCCCGAACCCACGTCCATGAAAGAAGCCGTGCTTCTGGCCGTGGCGAACATGAGGCGCGCGTCGTGATCGTTCAGGATCACAACCAAGGATGGCTTTCACAGCAGGTGAACTGGCGAACATCGCCAACGCGGCGTTAGACTTTTACTACAACAAGGGAGACACCTTCAAACAGGCGATCCAGGCGAAGCCCATGCTCAAGTGGGCCGAGTCGAGCGCCAAGAGTTTCCCCGGCGGCAAGGGCAACATCTCCCTCGCGGTCAAGGGCGATTACGGCGCGGGCGGGGTCAACGATCATATCGTCGGTTATACGCACAACGATACGGTCTCGTTCTATACCCCGGCCAACATCAAGCGGGTCAACTACCCGTGGCGCGAGCATCATATCGGGCTCACACTGACGCATACCGAACTGAAGATCGACGGGATCAGCATCACCGACGACGCCGGTAACGGTTCGGATATGTCCAACCACAGCGACCGCGAGGTCACCGTCCTGGTCAACCTGCTTCAGGACAAGCTGGAGGACTTCGGCGAACAGTATGCCCGTAACATGAACACCCTTTTGTGGGGCGACGGTGTCGCCGATCCGAAGGCGCTCGCGGGGATGCAGAGCATCATCCTGGACAGCCCGGCGACGGGCACGACGGGGGGTCTCGCGCGGACCAACACATGGTGGCGGAACCGGGCGGCGACGGCGGCGTTCGGTGCCGCCGGGGGCAGGGGCGCGATCACGTCCAACGTCGCCAACGGCGGCGCGCTGATCGAGTTCTTGCAGCAAGAGTGGCGGCAGTTGATCCGTTACGGCGGCAAACCCACCAAGGCACTCGCCGGGTCCGACTTCATCGCGGCCCTGGAGATCGAGTTCCGCGCCAACGGTAACTACACGATGACCGGGTTCACCTCGACGCAGGATACCGCGATGGGGCAACTGAAACTCCCGGGCGGGACCATCATCGAGTACGACCCCACGCTGGACGACATGGGCAAAAACAAGCGCATGTACTGGTGGGACCCGAGGCATATTTATTTGATGAAGATGGACGGCGAGTGGGACCACCGGTTCACCCCGGCGCGGCCCTACAACACCTTCGTCATGTATAAATCGCTGACGCATACTGGTCAGATGTGCGCCCAGCAACTTAACAGTTCTGGCGTCTACGATATCGCCTGACCCCAACGGTGGACGGTCCTCCGGTGGGGGACCGTCTTCCAACCAAAGGGGCTACCCATGCTTTTCCAACTGCTGAGATGCTCTGTCGCGCTCGCGGGTGACAACGATCAGGTCATCGTCCGTCACCGGGGCAACCCCATCGTGTTCCCGGAACTGATCCTGCTTCAGTATCTGCACGGCGAAGAGGCGATCACCGACGTGCACGTCGTGGGGCACTGGGACACCACCCAGGCCGAGGTCCGCCAGCGGCTGACCCAGATTTATGGGCCCAAATATTTCGGCGAGGTGTTCACGGGCGCGCAGCCCAGGCTGCCCCTTTCCGACCCCACCCTGCCCTTGTGCCGCCTGCCCATCCACGTTCCCGGGCCAACCAGGGCCGACAGCCCCGACCCGATCATCAAACCCCTGGACCAGTTCACCATGGCGGACCCGAACGCGCCGCGCGTGGTGTCGAACTACCGGGACGAACCGCCGCCGCCGGACGATGTGACCCTCGACGCCCTGGCCGGGCACGGTGCCGACGACGATGACATCATGGAGGGCAGCGACCCCCTGGGGCTGGCCGATGTCCTGACCCAGGTCAACCTGCCCAGCGCGACGGCGCATCTGGACCCGGCGGCGTCTCGCTCCCGGGATAACCACCATGGCCGGGGCACGTCCGCGCCCAGGACCGCCGACCATCTGCCCGATGTGGCGCAGGCCACGCTGAAGGAACAGACCGAGCGGAACATGCGCACGCGGCAACGCGACAAGGCGACCGCCGATGGGTAAGCAACTCCGGGACATGCTGACCGATCTCCGCGCGGAGATCGGTCACTCGACCAACGTGGCGCATGGCATCAACGACCGTGACACGTTGCTCTACTATCTCAACCGCACCCAGCTTGATCTTTACCGGGACTACGACTGGCCGCAGCTTATCGTGGACCGCGACACCACGATGGTTCAGGGCCAGCGGTATTACACATACCCGCCGGGGCTGGGTTTCGAGGACATCTCGAAACTCTGGCTGATCTCCAACTCCAACATGTGGATTTCCAACGTCACTTACGGGATCGGCCCCCGTGAGATGCGCCTGTATGACAGCGCGGCGGGGGACCAGTCGTGGCCCCCCAGACGCTGGATGCACAACGCCGACTCGGGCATGTTCGAGGTCTGGCCGGTGCCCGACGCGACCACCACGGACCATCAGGGCAAACTCAGGATGCGCGGCACCCTGGCGGTCAAACCGATGATCCAGGACAGCGATCAGGCGACCTTGCCCGACCACCTGATCGTCATGTTTTGCGCCGCCGAACTCCTGGCCCGGGACGACGCCAAGGACGCCGCGCTCAAACTCCAGAAGGCCAACGAGATCATGCGCCGGCACCGGGTGCGGCAGTTCTCCCACAAGCGCGAGCCCTTCGTCATGGGCGGCGGCGGCGGCGATGCCCGCGCGCCCATGGGCGAGTTCGATACAGGGGTGGTGGGTCTGGATTACATCCCACCGGGATACGGCTCTGGCTGATGGCTAAAATCTTCTCGATTTCGGATTTCAAGGAAGGTTTGGACCTCCGCAAGTCGGCGCTGACCGCGCCCGGGGGTTCGCTGCGCATCCTCGACAACGCGGTCCTCACCCAGGGCGGCGAGATCGCCAAGCGGCAGGCGTTCGTGCCCATGGTCACCCTGCCCCCGGAAGCGTCCTACATCTTCGGCCAGGGCAGCACGCTGCACGTCTTTGGCGTGAACCTGACCGCCGGGGGCGTGGGCGGTCTCATCGTGCCCGTCGTCTGGCATAACCTGTCCTATCCGGCGGGGGCCACGGGCGCGGTGGCCGTCCACGACGTGGAGGCTTTCGATGACGGGTTCTACGTCACGGGCCGGGACACCGTCGGGCAGAGTTTCATCTGGTGGAACGGTGTGGTCGTCCTGGAAGTGGGCGGCGGGCAGAGCCGGGGCACCTACGCGCGCACCTATAAAACTAAGATGTATCGCGCCGATGGCAGGTATTTACGCTTTTCCGGCGTGAACGCCCCTCCGGTCAACGACCCGGCGTCCGTCACCAACCCCGGTGCCGGGTTCATCAACGCCGCCATCCATGATCCCGACGGCGAGAACCTCGTCGCCATGGAGATATTCTACGACAAGGTCGCGGTGCTCGCCCGGCTCATGACGCAACTATGGATATTGGACCCGGACCCCACCAAGGACGCCCTGCAACAGGTCATCCGCATCGGCACCATGGCCGAGCACAGCGTGGCCCAGTTCGGCACGGGCGATATCCTGTTCCTCTCCGACAGCGGCGTGCGGTCCCTGAAATCCCAGACCGTGACCACCACGGCGGCGGTCTCCGACGTGGGGTCTTCCATCGACCCGATCATGACCATGCTCATCAGGACCAACCCGACCGACTGTCTCAACGCCCAGGCCGTCGTGCAGCCCATCGCCGGGCGTTACTGGATTTCCGTGGCCGACCAGATTTTCGTCCTGAGTTACTTCCCGGCGGGCAAGATCACCGCCTGGAGCCGGTTCCTGCCCGGTTTCGTGGTGGAAGAGTTCGCTGTTGTCGTGAACCAGATTTACTGCCGGGACCCGAACAACAACGTCTGGCTCTACGGCGGCAACGACGGGGTCACGTTCGATAGTTCAGCGGTCACGGTGCGCACGCCGCATCACTCCATGGATACGCCCACGCAGCGCAAGCGCATCCAGAGCGTGGACATCATGTGCCAGGGTCAGTGGGTCCTCAAGATGGGCATGTTGCCCAACAACGTGGACGCGTTCGAGACCGTCGCCACGGTCCAGGATAACACCTATGGGCTGCAAACCATCCCTTTCGCCGGGTATGGCACGCATGTGGGGTTGGAGCTTACTCACGCCGCGCCCGGCCCGGCGCTCCTGGCCAGCGTGCATCTAAGACTCGACGAAGGATCGACGAAATAATGATCCTCGTCACCCGCGCGCCCGTGACCCGACCGGCGGTGGATCACATCATCGCCAACCTGCGCGAGCATGACCGCCGGGAAATCCTGGCGCAGCGGTGGGACGATGACCTGGGGGCCCTGGCCGACTACGTCATGGTGCTGGCGTGTAACGATCTTTGGCGGGTCTTCCTGGCGGACGGCGAGCCCGTGGCTTTGATCGGAACCACGCTGGTCCGCCCCGGCGTGTGTATGCTTTGCGGCTTCGGCTCGCATCGCTGGGGCCGGGTCATCCGGCCTCTCACCCGCTACGTGCTGGATGAGATGATGCCCGCCGTGCTGCGGACCGACGTGCATCGCGCCGAGGCATACGTCATGGCCGAGAACACCATGAACCTGAAATGGATCATGAGCCTGGGCGGTGAGATCGAGGGGACCCTGCGGGGTTACGGACGCGGCGGCGAGGACTTCGTGGTTTTAGGATGGAGGCGAGAACGTGTGTCTGCACAGTGGCGGTGGGGGCGGCGGCGGGCCCCAGAAGGTAGTGGTCCAAACGTCAAACGGCGCACCGGCGTATGTCGAGACGGGGATACCCCAGCAATATATTGACCGGGGAGCCACGACGGTCGCGCAATACCAGTTGATGGCGCAGCAGGACGCGTCCGACGAACAACTGCGCCAGCAGAGAGAGTTATCCGACAGGCAAACGGCGTTCAACACCCAGCAACTGGCGGACCAGAAGGCCCAGCAGGACGCGCTCAAGGCCCAGGCCGACGCACAGGCGGCGCGGCAGACCGCCTATGACACGGGCCGGTCGAACCTGCTGGCTGAAGGCTCCAAACAAATCGGCGACGCGTTCGGGAAGTTCACGCCGGATTACTTCAACCAATACACCACGGACTATCTGACCAAGGCCACGAGCGACATCGACCGCGAAAGAGACCTCGCCCAGAAAAACCTGCTGTTCGGGCTGGCCCGGCAAGGGCTGGGGTCCAGTCAGGCGGGCGTGGACCAACAGGGTTTGCTCGAGGAAACCCGGGGCCGCGCCGTCGCCGTGCAAGCCCAGAACGCCCAGGACGCCACCAACACGCTTAAATCCCAGGTGGCCAACACGAAGCAGAACCTTCTGGGTCAGGTCACGGCGGCTGAGTCCGTGGCCCCGCCCATCGCCGGGGTGAACGATCAGGCGGTGAACGCCAACCTGGACACCACGCGGCAGGCCATCTCGGGCGTCACCTCCAACTCGGGAAATATCATCGCCAGCCTGGGTGGCGTGCCCACGGTCAGCCCCCTGACGAATATATTCACCAACATCCTGGGCGGCGTGGGCAGCTACGTGGGCGGGCAGAACGCCCTGGGTATCAGTAACGCCTACGGCATCAATCGAAACGCGGGTCTGGGCGGGACCAGCCCCGGCCAGACCAGCGCGACGGTCCGATAAGGAGACCCTGACATGTGTACTGGCGTGGAAATCACCGCCGCGCTCGCCGCCGCCGCGCCCTACATCGCGGCCACCTCGGCGGCTGTCGGCACGGGCGCGACGCTGTATGGCGCACAGCAATCGTCCCAGGCGCAAAGCCGGGCGGCGCAGGCGGTCCGGGATCAGAACCTCGCCACCAGTCAGGCGCAAAATCAGGCGTTCCAGCAACGCATCGCGGCGACCAAGGCGCAGTCGGACGCGCAGTTCGCCACCGGGCAACGGGAAAACCAGGACCGGACCACGCAGGCCCTGGCGACCCGCGCCGCGCAAATGGGCGCTTTGGAGCGCCAGAACCAGACGGTGAACGCCGAGAACCAGACGGCGGATCAGCTACGCGCCGCCGCCGACGCCCGCGCCCAGGAGTTGCTCCAGGGCACCGTCGCCCCCGGCGTGATGGATCAGTCCCAGCAAAACGCGCGGGATCAGGCAGCGGCGGTCCTGGCGGCGTCACAGGCATCCACGCCCGTGGGCCCCGACGCCACCGATCCGTCGGGTTCCGGGACTTCGTCGTCGTCCACCAGCGACCCCGTGGCGAAGACCGCGCTGGCCCGGCGCATGGGTCTCGCGGCGGCGAACATCCGCCAGTATGGGGCCGACATCGCCAAGGTTTCGTCCTATGGCCAGCCTTTGCTCGACACCGGGCGGGCGATCACCGAGAACAAGACCGCCCTCATGCCGCAGGAAGCCGCGCAGGCGCTGCTGTCCGGGGGCTCCCGGGTCAGGCTGCTGCCCTCGCAGGTCGCCTACCGGAACGCCACGGACTACGGCGGCGCGGCGGACCAGTTGATCCAGCAGCGCGCGGCGGGCGAGAACCAGTATGCCGGGCTCCAGTTCGCCAATACCACGGGCACCGCCGACCTGGGGCAGTCCGACGCGACGACCCGGGCGAATAACATCGCCACGCAGGCCAAATCCGATGCCGAGTGGCAAAAGCAAATGGCTGGACTGATCTCCGGGCTGGGCAACGTGGGGGCCTACGCCGCCGGTCGCTACGGCCCGGCGATCCTGCCCGGTGCCAGCGGCGGCACGCCCTACAACCCAGCCGTGAACATGACGCTGCCCAAAGGGATGACATAGGCCATGGCGTTTTTCGCGACGGGTAACCAGGGCTGGGACCAGGGCCTGAACACGCTCGCCGGGAGCCTGTTCCCTGATCCGTCCAAGCAGGCCCAGGCCGGGCTTTACGGGGCCGAGACCGCCAAGACCCTGCTCGATGCCCAGCGTCTGCGAGACGAGAAGGGCTACCGGGATCAACTGGCGGATTATTATAAACTTCGGGCGGTCAACCCGGGGGCCGCTCCCCCGACACCGCCGCCCGCGCCGGGAACGCCGCCGCCCTTGGCCAACACGATAGCGCCCTTGCCCACGGCCCCCGCGCCGACGGCGAGCGCCGTGCCGGGCCCGATGACGGGTGCGGCACCCGCGCCCACGCCCGCACCCATGCCTGCTCCGCCGGCTCCCGCGCCCATGCCTGCCCCGGGAGCGGCACCCGCACCAGCCGCCGCGCCGAGGGCGGGGGCGGCACCCGCCGCCGGGGGCCCCATGGCGGGTTTCTCCATACCGCAACTCGTCGCGCTGTCCACGTTGTCGGGCAACAAGTCCCCCGAGACCGCGCTGATGGCGCGCTCCGAACTCGTGAACCGGGCGCGAACCGGCCAGATACCCAACGACGCGATGCTCAACCGCGAACAGTCCGCCCTGGGCGACAGCACGCCGTTGACCGAGGCGGGCCTGACCCAGCGCAAGGCGATGGACAACGCCACGACCCTGGCGCTGCCCGGGGCGACCGCCACCGCCAATATCCGGCAGAACGACGCCACGCTCACGAGCGTCACCCTGGCGGGCACCGGGCCCGGCACGGGCAAACCGGCGGTCACCCGTCAGGTCACCGTCAGCGAGGTCAAGGCGCACCCGGAACTCTACAGCCCGCAGGACTCCGCGCGCATCATGCAGGCGGAAACCCTCCAGAAGACCCAGACGGGCGGGCCGAACGGCCCCATCGTTTACACGCCCACGGATCAGGCGGCGGGCATGACGGTGGGCGACCCGGAACTGGCCCGCCAGCGGAGTAAACTGGTCGAACTGTTCCGCCCCGACGCGAACAACGGCGCGGGTGGGGTAGTGCAAAGCACGGAGGGCGCGGCCCCGGGTTCGCTGGCCAAGAGCGAAGGCGATCTCGTCCTGGTCGTGCCCAACGCGGGCGGCACGCCCGCATCCCGCAGCCGGGCATGGCTTCGCGCGCACCCGGATCACCGGGAACTCACGGCGCAAGAGATGCAAACCGTTCAAAGCATGGGCCCCAAGGGACCGGTCAACTTCCCGGCGGTGTCCACCTACGGCGGCGCGGGCGGGACCGTCGCGGCGGCGGGCACCGATCAGCAGTCCGCCCGGGTCATGCAGCAGGTCACCCAACTGATCGCGGGCGGCGACGCGGAGGGAGCCCGGAAAGTCATCGAGGGAGCGCAGACCGCGCAGATGACCCTGGTGCCGAAACAAAATATCACCCCCGAACAGGCGGCGAAGATCAAGGAGGGCAGCGACGCCTACTTCGCCAACATGTATGCCCCGCAGAGCGGAACTCTCGGTAAGGCGGGCGCGTCCAAACTCCCCGCCGAGGCCGACCCGGATATCGCGACCTACCACGCCGCGCTCACCGCGTGGCTGGAGGACCGGGCTTACAAGACCAACCCGGCCATGGCTCCCATCGTCGCCTGGGACATGATGCGGGCGGACGGGATCATCCCGCACGACGCCAACGAAGCGCGGAACAACGTGAAATGGTTCGCCCCGACACTGGGCGATCCGGCGATCACGGGCGATACCGAGCCTCGTTTCAGGATCAAGGGCGACTTCTCCCGGGTGCCCCGGGATGCCAGCGGACAGATCATCCTACCCGGCGGCGGTGTCCGTCCGGGAAGCCCGGCGGGGTTGCCCCAGGGCCCCAGGACCATGCCCACGGGCCCCGCCGCCCCGCCCGCGCCAACCGCGCCGCCGAAATCCCTGGTGGACACGGTGGCCCCCCAGAAAACCGCCGCGCCCGTCGTGGACCAGGGTAAACCTTTGGGGCCCGCGCCCGGCCTGCCTGACGGGCCGTTCAAGGACAGCACCACGGGCATATCCTACATCGTGCGGGGAGGGCAGCTTTACGCCGCGCCCGCGCCATGAGTGAATACGACGCTCTCATCCGGGAGGCGGCGACGCGCTACAACCTGGACCCGGACCGCTTCAGGCGGCAACTGATCGCCGAGAGCGGGCTGGACCCGAACGCGCGCAACCCGTCGGGCGCGGCGGGGATCGCCCAGTTCATGCCCGCCACCGCCCGGGGCCTGGGCATCGACCCGATGGACCCAAAGCAGGCGATCCCGGCGGCGGCGCAACTCATGCGGTCGCACCTGAACACCTTCGGCGGCGACTACACCAAGGCGCTCGCCGCCTATAACTGGGGCCCCGGCAACGTCCAACGCAAAGGCATGGCGAGCGCCCCCGCCGAGACCCGGAACTACATCCAGAAGATCACGGGCGGCGATAGTCTGGCCATGGGGCCCACGCCGCCGCCTGAAGTCGCCGGGCCCCCGCCACCGCCAGCGCCCGCGCCAGCGCCCGAAGTCGCGAGGCCACCACTCATGCCGCCGCCAGAACTGCCGGGGCTACCGGGCGCGCCCACGTCCCTGGCGGACGCGATCACCCAGGCGTTACGGCGCGGGCAGGCCCTCTGATGGCGGACCCACTGGACTTCACCGACAGGTATAACACCCCGCTGGACCCCCAGAACGAGGTCTTGTATCAGGCATGGCTGCGCGATCAGTCCCAGGCGGCGGGCCGGGACATGTCGAACGACGCGTATAACTATGATATGCGCGGCGCTTTTCTTGGCGGCGCGGGCCGGGCGGACAACAACCACTGGCCGGATACTTTCAAGAAGCCCAACCACCCCAGCTTTAGTTCGCAGAGCATGTATCACGGCGCGGACGGGCACATGGGGGGCCAGTGGGAAGGTCAGGACGGCATCTGGCGCTTCACGCCGGGACCGACCAACCTTCAGTTGCACGGGCCCGGCGGGCTTCAACAATACTTTCAACAGTCCGATCCCGACGTTCAGCTTAACATACCGGAGGCCGCGCCCCCCGGACCGCCCGTGTCCATGCTGGACTACGTGCGGAGCAAGATGGGAACCGGCTGATGGATGGGATGCCCGACCTGCGTAACCTCGTCCCGGTCGAGGACGAGACCCAGGTCCGCCCGGCGATGCCCGACCTGCGTAACCTCGTGCCCGCGTCGCCGATGCCCGATCCGCGCAACCTCGTGCCCGTCACGCCATCGGCTCCCGTCGCACCGCCGTCGCCAGAACCCACGGCGATCCAGCCCCCGCCGGTCGAGCCTTCGGTTCCGGTGCCGCCGCTCCCGACGCGATCCATATCGGACATCTTCACTGATACCGCGCCCGGCGCTTTCGCTGGTTTGCCGGGGGTCCCCGAGCAAACCGAAGGCCCCGGGTATCTACCGGAACCGCCGCCCGATCCACGCGCGGGCATGGGGCAGTCGGCCCTGGACGCGGCCCGGGACCTGCGCCGGGAAAGCTGGCGGCTCGCCCGAGGCGACGCGTTCGATCCGAACGAGCCCATACCGCCCCCGGTGGATCGCACGTTTGGCGGTAAGATCACTTATGGGTTGACCAAATCCAGCCCCACGCTGGGCGGTATCGCCCTGGGCGCGGCGGGCGGCGCGGAACTTGGCTCCCCGGCGGGGCCATGGGGCACCGCCATCGGCGGCGCGGCGGGCGGCGTTATCGGCGGCGGGGCCATGGCTTTCGCCCAGGAACTGATCCCGGCCTACGAGGACGCCCGGCGGCGGAACCTTACCCACGAGCAAGCGGTGGACGAAGCCTACCGGGTGGCGGCGACCAGCGGTGCCATCACCGGGGCGACCGCGCCCTTGTTTGGCTTGCGCTACGTCAAGAACATCGTCGGGGATATCCTGCTCAAGACCGCCGTCACGGGCCCCGCCGTCGGCGCGGCGGGACAGATCGCCACGCCCATGGTCACCGGCCAGCCCATGCCGACGGGCGAAGAGATGCTGGAAGGGTATCTCCAGAACGCCGCCGGGGGCGCGGTTCTGGCCGGAGCGCATCACGCTCTTCCCAGGATCATCGACCGGTTCCGGCCCGACACACGGCCCGGCCTCGACCTGGGCACACCGCCCACGGAGCAAGGTCCTGGTGCCCTGGGCGGGCCCAGGGTTCCCCCGGGGGCCCAACCGCCACCCGTTCCTCCCGTGGGTCCAGCTCCAACGAGCGTCGAGCCACCCTGGCGGCGTAGCGGTTACGACGCGAACGCCGGGCCCCCCGCCGTGGAAGGTCCCTTCGGACAACTGTTCACCCCGGGGCAAGAACCCCCGCCCATACCACCCGTTCAAACGTCACCGGCCAGTGTCCCTGCCCCGTGGCGCAGAGGCGCGGACCCGACTGGATCAGCACCGGTCGAGCCCACGCCGACGGGCACGGAAGCGCCGCCCGCCCCGGTGTCGCCCGTGCCCGTCGAGCCCACCACCGAACCGCCCCCAGTGCCGCCGTCAGCGGCACCCGTCG